CGCATCCAGCTCATCAAACCCGGTATTCGTGCGCAGCCAGATCGTCTTGCCGTCGTTCCAGTTCACCTCAAAGTCGCGCTGGTTGCGCCACGCGATCTCCGCCGGCCTAAAACCCTCGGGGCGGCAATCCCACATGATCTCGTTCGCCGAATAGCCTTTGCCGATCGCATCCGCCAAACCATAGAACGCGGTTTCCAGCACATCGGTTTCCAGCCATTCGCGCACGTAATCGGCATGGCGCTCGCCGTCCTTCACGCTCTTGGCCGCCTCCACCGTCACGGGCAGCAGCGTCACCTGGCGTTTGCGCTTGCTCAGCACCGCGAGGTAATGCGTGAACAGCTCCTCGATCTGCTCGGCCAGAATAAACCAGTCGCGCGTGCTGCCATTATCCGCCGCCCGGATAATCGCCCCCAGCCGCCTCGGCTCGATGTCGAACCCGATATTCCCGACAAACGGTGCCCGCACCGAAAAGCTGCTCGGCGCCGCGATCTCGCTCTTCAGCAGCGCGATATCGGCCCGGCTGATCGGGTTGCCGAACTGGTCGATCACCGGCTTGTAATCATCCGCCATGTTTCTGCTCCTGCACGCGCATCCCGGCGAGGCGCTTGTCAATCTCGGCATTCACGCCATTCAGCCACGCCTGCGCCGCGTTCACCGCCGTGGTCCAGTTCGCCAGGCCGTCCTGATACTCCGCGATCTGCCGCGACGCCGTCGCCGCCGTCAGCTCCTCGCTCAGCTCGCCAAAGGTCATTTCGCTCAGCGGTTTTTGGTTCATGCAATCCCTTCCTTCAGCCGCTCTACAATCCTGATGCACTCGGCCTCGGTCTTCCGGGCTTCCAGCATTACCCATTTGCCGCGATGATTTTTGATGCGCACCTGCCATGGATAGTTCAGGTGCGGCTTGTGCTCGATGCGCGGCGGCTCCCGGTCCATCACTGCTTCTCCATCTCTTGCACAATCGGGTCTTGCGGCGGCAGCTTTGGCGCCAGATGCGCTGGCAACCGCCGCCGGAACTTCCACGCCAAATCCTTAATCCGCTGCACCTGGTCGTCCGCCGGCATCTGGTGCAGCACGTTCAGCCGCATATCCATCGCCTCGATAAACCGCCCCTCAGGGCTGCCTGAAGGCAGTTTCAGCGTCAGCATTTTCTCCACGGTAATGCCGAGCATTTTAATGATCGAGCCATTCACCCGCGCCGCATCCTCGGCATCAGACTCCGGCAATTCAAAGGCCATCGTAAACCCTCCGCGTCATGTTCGGCATAAAGCCGCCGTCGTTGCGCTCATCCTCTCGCTGCGCCTGGTCGGCCGCTTCCGCCGTCACGTAAAAATCATCACCTCCGGCATGCGCCGGAGCCCGCGCCGGCGCGCCCTCGTAGCCATAAAGCTCCGGCTCCGCCCGGCTCGCCGCCACTGCCAGCGCGCTCGCCACCGCGCTATCGCCGTGCCGTTTCTTCCCTTTCTGTCCGGTACGCTCGTCGGGCACGCGGCCCACGCCGCGCACCAGCTTCACCAGCCGGTGATCATCGCGGATCTCCGAATCCTGCGGGATCACGATGTTCCCGTCATCAAAAGCCGATTTCCATTTCGGCATATTTTCCCGGTACCACGGCTCGCTCAGCATCACGGCCTCGATGCGCTCTCCAAACCGCTGCATGGTAACCTCGGCCAAATATCCGCCATTGCCGCCCGCATCGAATTTCCCGGCGCGAAACAGCGGCAGCCGATCAATGATATAAATCACGATCTGTTTCTGTGCCTCATAAGGCACGTTGCGCATCTCCAGCACAAAGGGTGTGCGCAGTATCAGATCACGGCCAATCGAAAGCGGCCAAAACACCGAAAGGTCCCGGCTGCGCGCAAAATCCTGCCCGAACGCATGTGGCAATTTTGGGTTAAGCGTCCCCAGCACCGGCTTCAGTTCTTCCTCGCAAAAATCCTTGATCTCGGCGATGCGCAGATGCTCGGCCAGCATTTTAAAGTCATCCGGCTTATTCAGCCGAATCACCGGAATAGGCGGCTCCTTCTGCATCCGGGCTTCGATCACGGCGGCGGAGAGATAGGTGCCCGATCCAGCACTCGGAATGCAAAAAAGCTCTTCATCGGCATCGTCACCATACTCGGCAACCGTCTGCGCCCGCCATTCAGCCTCGGCTTCCGGCGACCACTCCTTTCCCAGCTTCAGGAATATCCGCTTAACCAGGCCGTCGGCAATCGCATCATCCAGCGTGGTGCGCAGCAGATTGTACGGCTTCTTGCCCGCGTGAATATCTTGGATCAGCGCATTGAACGGGTTGGTATCGCCCTTGTGGGTCGAGATAATAATCACCCGGCCGCCCCACATACGGTGCGCCAGCGCTGCTTTCAGCACAGCATCCAAATCGTCGTGGAATGCCGCTTCGTCGATAATCACTAGGCCCTGCTTACCGCGCAGGGATCGAGGCGCCGATGACAGCGCCATGATCTCGAAGCCGGACGCAAACTTGATCCGGAAGCAGAGAATTTCCTTGTCCGGCTGCTCCGGGTCATTAAAAAAGCTCTCGTCGAACTGGGCGGCGGCAGGCTCAATCGCCTTGGCGAAGTCCCCGCAGTAGCCAATAAACTCGCGGGTCATGTCCTTCTCGTAACCCATATACAGGACATCCATGCCGCCGGCGACCGCCTTGGCGGCCGCCGTCAATGCCGCGACGGCAGCCATGGCCCAGGAATAGCCCGTTCGCCGGCTCTTCTCCGCAACCGTCACGCCATAAGCGCCGGCCGAGGCCATCAACCGCTGCTGATACAGCAGAAACACATCCGGCAGATTGAGGGCGAGATTATGCTCCAATGTAAGACCTCGCCTCTAGCCAGCCCTGGTCCCACTGCAAAAAGCACGGGCTGCGCGGCGGAAACGGATTCTGCCCGCGCAGTTTCCCGCCCACGTAATCCTCGAACCCATCATCCTCCGCCCAGCGCAACGCATCGCACGGAACGGGTATCAACACCGACTTTTTCGCGCACGGGGTCATGCCGCTTCTCCCTGGTCGCGCTTGTTCACGTAGGCAATCGCGGCATGTTCCTGGCAATAAGGCCGCCCCGGCAGGCTCGGCAGATCGCAATACCGGAAGCTGGGCTTACCCGGAGTGCCGATCGGCCAGCAGCATGGTTCGCTCGTGCGCACCCGCGCAATCGTCACTGGCTCCGCTATGGCACTCTTCATTTCCTCGGCGGATGCAATCGGTGCCAGCGTCGTTCGGCGCCCGCGCACTTCGGCCCGGTTCCGCTCGCGCTTCTCCAAATCTTGCCTGGGCGCATCGCTGCGCTTAATCGGCGATGGCCGGCCTGGCAGGCCGATCCGGTGTGCTTTCCCGATGACGGCATCTTTTGTCATCCGCAGCTCTTTTGCGATGGCCGCCGTCGAAAGCTCAGTCATCCACAAGCTGCGCAATTCCCCAAGCTGCGTGTCGTTCCACTCATTCTGGCAAGCGAACCGGCTCATCACTTCACCCCAAAAATTTTCGCTTTAATCGTTTCCACGGTATCCTTCGAAAGCCCGGCGTCCTTCGCTACGTCCTCAACCGCCCGCGCGCTCTCTTGCCGCGCCTTGTTCGCCGCGCGCTCCTCCGCTAGCCGCAAAAATTCCACGTTGCTTTTGCTGGCCTTGCCGAGATGATCCAGCGCCTTCGCCAACATCATCACCCCCTCGGGGTTACCCAGCATCGCCTGCTTGCCGTCCGCGTCCACATCGCCGCCGTCCAGATAGTTCATGAACAGCTCATTCACGGTGCCGTGCAGCAGTTCGATATTTAAGCGAGCCGTCTTGCTCTCCGGCGCATCGCCCATCTCCCGCACCAGCGCCTCGGTCACCACGCGCGAAGTCCGCAATTTCTCGGCGACCTTGTCGAAGCCTTTAATGTGCCGCCCCAGCGCCGAGCGCGACACCGCGATCTGGCTGCGCATATCCGCCAGATGCGCGAGTATCTGGTCAATCGTATGGCCTTCGCCACGCAACCGCCCGATCTCCACGCGGATCTCCGCGGGCAGTTTATCGATGGAGCTGGGCCGTGCCACTAGATCAACACCGCGTGGAGTGACGGCGCGAAGCGGCGGAGCGGAGCGGTAAAGTTGATCGGGTAAAACATAGCTCTATCCCGGCTCACGCCGTGCCACGCCGGGGTAAACGCGGCCCTGCGCCACCTCCTGCCCGGCGGTCAGCAAATGCGCGATCCAAATCTCCCCGCTGTTCGCGGGCATCTTTTCCAGCCGCACCAGGCTGTGCTCGGTCAGGTACAACAGATCAGAGCGGATCAGGTCCCGGCTCGGCGCATGGCCAAACTGCTCGGTCACCTGTTTCAGCACCGTCTCATTGGCGTGGTAGCCGCTCTCATCGAGCGAGCGGAGGATAATCAGCCGCCGGTCCTCGGCGTGGATTTGTGCGAGACTCATCAATTTTTCCCTGCCTGGTTAAGCGCGTGCTGGTTCAGCAGCCTGGTCTGGTGTGCCAGCGCCTGGATGCTGTCGTGCAGCCCCGGAAGTTCACCCAGCAGCCGCGCATTCTGCACCGCCAGCTCCTGCATTTTTCCCTTCAAATTATCGGCGTCCTTGTTGGTGAACAGCCCGGCCATCGCCGTCTCGATCTGGTCGATCTTGTCATCGATCTCCCCGACCTTGCCTTCCAGCACGCTATGCTCCGCCCGCGTCACGAATTTTGCCTGCATGCGGTACATGACCCCAGCAAACGTGAGGTTGAGGAGAATAAGGATGACCCCAAAAACCTCGGCAGCGGCTTGCCAGTCTTGCGCATTCATCGGCTACTTCGCAGCCACCGGCACCGGCGGCGCGGAAGTCTCGATATGCGCAATCGCCGCCACATCCTGCGAGCAATCCGCCCACGCCTCATGCAGCCGCACGATGTAATCAGCCACCGCGCTCTGCTGGCTCCAGTCGCCCAGTGCTGGCGAACCCTCGCAACTCAGCAACCCGGCCGGCAGACTCACCCGGTCAACCTGTATCCGCGTCTGCACCAACGGCGGCGGCGCACCGGCGCAGCCGGAAAGTGTCAGCGCAATCAACCCGGCCAGCACCACAAGCTGCACGCCCACCAGCGTGAGCCGCCCAAAACCCTTCATCCCGCGCCTCATTTTCCAGCCCCCGCCAAATATGCCCGCGCCGCCAGCAACACCGGGGCCGAGGGCGCATCCTGTCCAGCCTGCGCTGCTTGCGCGTCCTGCGCCGCCAGTTGCGTCTCGGTGGCGCTCCGCGCGCCCTGCCGCTCCGCCATCCGCGCCGTCAGCGCATCGGCCTGCAGCGTGGCGATCTCCGTATGGAAGTCCGCGGCTTTCTTGTTCCAGTCCGCCGTCACGCTGGCATCCAGCGTCTGCTGTTGCGCCAGCGCCAGTTTTTCAGTCTGGATCGTGCCCAAATCCAAACGGTGCGCCGCATAGCCGCCCAGCCCGAGCGCGATCAGCGCCACGGCAGCATAGGGGCCAAGCTTAAGCAGAAGGCTGATCAGGAATGGCGGCATTGTCTTTTCCTTTCTGGAACCGGGACCGCAAAGTCAGAGCACCACATGAGCCGGTGGAGAATGTGGCGGCAGCGCCAGCGAACGCCCAAGGGTCGAACGCCACACCCCGCACCACGACAACAAAAATCGTCAGGCCAACGAGCGTCAGCCCGAAAATGATCGAGAGTGCAGGCTGCTCATCGAGCTTGCCGTTATCACCCTCGATCAATTCAGACAGACGCATGGCCTCGAACCCTCGCGCGTTAGAGGAAGTGAACCACCAACAGCATCAACAGCGCCCCGGCCACGGCGGAGCCGATCGCGGTTGCTTTCGGGTTTCGCTCAAAAAAGCCAACCTCTTTCGTCACGGTGGCATTCACATCGGTTTTCAAAGCATTCGCGGCGTCAGTTGCCGCAGTCTGGATCGGATCAGTCATAGGAAGCTCCATCCGGCGCTATGATGAATAATCAGCATGAGCGCGGCGCCGATCAGCGCGCCCACGAATACCTCCCCCCAGGATTGCCCCTGCGCGAAATTCTTGACGGTCGGAAAATTCAACCGGGCCAGCAGGTAGCAGGGCGCAAAGCCAAGCCCAGCAAAAAGCAGGACTATACCGGCATCATAATCACCCACTAAACCCATCAGCAGCGCCAGCGGTGCCATGCACACCATGCCGGCCTGCGCCATCCCGAACAGATCATATTCAACCTGCCCAGGCCGCAGCCCAAGCGACCACGGCAGCCAGCGCATCCAATATTGCGGCTTTTCCGTCAGCAGCGCCACGGACTCCGTACCCATTTGCTGGAACTCTTCCCAGCCGGTCAGCGCCAGCCCGGCCCAGATCGCCAGACCCATCGGCACGCACCATAAGCCGATCAGCAATCCCAGCGGCGCCGTCATCAACAGCCCACAGGCCGCGCGCGTCCATTGCGTGCCGATATTAATCCCGGTGAGCGTCGCAAACGCCCCGCCGCGCAGCCGCCACATCACGGCAGCAAAAACCACGAACAGCACAGCAAAAATCCCGCTCATGCCTGCGCATCCGGCTTAAGGAACAGCGCGCGCCGGGCAGCACAACGCCGTGCCAGCCCGGCCAGCACCACGCCGCCGGCGTGGTCCCAGCGCAAAAATTCGTTGGCGGCATCCTGGTAATCCCGCGCCTTCAAATCCTTCAGCAGCGTGGAGGCTTCAAAATTCCCAGCGCCCACGTTGAATACAAAATCCACCAGCGCCGCTTCTTCATCAATCGTCAGCGTCACCGGCACGTCATGCTCCACCTCGGTGAGAGCGCCGTACATTTCCCGATGTAGGAGGATGATATTCTGCGCGGGGCTGATCGGCGGCGTATTCGCCGTTACCGGATTGCCTGCCAAATCGGTCGTTGAACCCGTCCCGATCGTCCAGATACCACGCGGGTCCTGGTACGCATGCAGCACGTCGCCCTCGCTCGGAATAGTCAGCGCGGTCTCTGCCACGTCCAGCACTTTATTGGGATCGTTCTGGGTCATAAAAAGCCGCTTGCGCTAAGGGTGAACATGCGCCAAATCTAAGGCTCACCCTCATTCCAACCTGCGACCCAACGGTTGCAGCGGCATCTTCGCCCGGCTGTATTCAGCCGCTCACGGGGTTAAATCTACCCCGGCTTAAACTCAAAAATTCAGCACCATCTGGTCACGTTCGGCGCGCAGTTTCTTCAGCGCGCGGTAAACCATGGTCTCGCCGCAGCCGAGTTTGCGCGCAATCTGCGCATGCGTCATGTTCTGGCTTGCGTAAATCTCCACCCGCCAGTGCCGCGCCAGCGGCACCAGGATCATGGATTTACCAAAATACCGCACCAGGTCGCCAAACACTTTCTCCCCCAGCGTCTCGCGCAGCGGGTGCTCGGCCGTAATAAACTCCGGCACAAACACGCGCGTGCCGCCCAGGCGCTCGACCACTATGAGCGCGCCCTCATCGCCCAGTAGCTCACGCAGGGACGGCAGCTCGCTCAATGCCGCCCCGTATCAATCGGCGGCAGCCCCGCCGGCCGGCGTCGCATTTTCGGCAGCAGCTTCGCCTCGATCCGGGTTTTCGTCAGCTTCGCGCGCTCGCGTCCGAGCCAGCTTTTCAAGCCCTCGATCACGTCATTCGCCAGCTCGGCATTCAAATATTCAGGAGCATCCACGCCGGTTTGCCGTTTCACAAAGCTCTGCAACGATCTTACCGAATGATCATTTACAAACGGCTTCAAATCCTTCCAGATCGCATAAATCATCCGCACATAAGCCTTGTCCGAGCGCGGCGTTTTTGGTTTTTCCCCGGCAAATCCCAGCCGTTTAAACTCCACCAGCACGGCATCGAGCTGCGCATCGCTGCACAGCCCGGAGCTATCCTTACCCGTGGTCCGCAACAGCAGCGCCCGGTAGCTGTCATCTTCAAGCGCCAGCTCTTTCTTGGCGATATGAATTTTCGCCAGTTTCGCCCGGCGATCAGGTTGCACGGTCATAGCCCGCACCTTATGTCGTGCATCATCGCCCCCAGGCCACAGAGCTTGCAAACGCTCTCGCCTCCGTTGCCATCTTCAAAATCCCGCCAGCCGGAAAACTCATGCTCGCACGGCCCTTCCGGGCACGCGCAATAGCAGCCACCCGGAGAGACATGCATCATCATCTCCTCGCGCGGGACGCCCCACTTTTCCGCCACGGCATCGAGCACAGATGCGATCGCCGCATCGCGTTCCCGCCGGAGATGCTCGAAATTAGGGCGCGCGCTCATGGCCCCCATTCCTTCATCACCAGATACACCGCCAGCACAATCAGCGCGGCCACGATGCCGGTACTGATCACGCCTTGCAGTTTCCAATACCGGCCGCGCATCACAATCCGGCGCTGCGCCGGATCGATCACTGGCGGCGCCATGCGCCAGCTATTCCGTCCCGCGGCCATCACGCCACCTCTTCGAGTTTGGTTTCGAACGGCTCGATCACGAACTCCTCTTTCTGCGTAATCGTAACGCCCGCGATGCCCGCCTCCATCAGCAACTTCGCCGCGTCCGTCTCGGCCAGAATCGCCTCCTTGTTCACCTCGGTTTTCGTGCGCAAAAACCGCGCGAAGCCTTTGCGCGCCAGCACCTCCATGGTCATAATCGCTGCCTTCACGCTCACTGAGGGCGGCGTAAAGCGCCACTTCACCTCGCCGGTCGTGAAGGTGGAAAACTTCACCTTGCCGCCCTGCGTCAGGCTCTCCCGGTTCGCCTCGCAGAAAATCTGCACCCCGTCGCGCAGGGCCTGGATTTTCTCGTTCCACGGCAGCGCCAGCCCCTCGTAGCGCGCCTTCACCCCCGCCATCTCATCATTCATCACCGCCTCAATGCGCGTACGTTCACGCTGCGCAAGCCCGATCTCGTGGATCGCCTGCGCCGCCGCCTCCCGGCTCTGCGGCACATTTATCACCTGCGCCGGGGCCTTTACTTTTCCGCTTACTG